CGGCACGAACCATTTGGAGAGGAACATAAGGACAATAGAAGAGACCTGCATCATAAGGGGAAGAACCCTTATAACCGACAACGTAGTATTGACCACCAGTTGCACTAGCTGCTGGGTTGCCAGCACCACCCGAATATGGGTCAATATAAACTTTATACTTACCGTTAAGAACACCAGCAAAAGTATTGCCAGTATCATCTACGTTAAGGTTTGCATTGAGTGCAGGGGTGTAGTCAAGAAGACCAGCCATCGAAAGTGCAGAAGCAACGTCAGATGAACACATGATGATGTTGCCCTTTCCACGACGAGTTCTTTGTGCGATTGCGTTAGCATCACGCTCGATTTGGAAGATAAGACCTTTGAACTTCTCAACAGACCAACGACCGTTAGAGTCGATGTCAAGGTCAAAAGTACCAGCAGTAGCAACGTTGAACTGAGCACCAGGTTCAGCAGTCTTGTAGATGGTACGAATAACTTCACGGTTGATTTCAGCAAGAATCTCAGAAGAGAGAATATTTGCCAATTCCGCTTCAGCATTCAAACCATGAATTGCCTTGAGGTCTTGTGCGAGTTCAAGTGAGTACTCAGCCTTGAGTGCTCTTGACTTTGCAGTAACGGTGACTTTCTCAATTGAGAACGCCATTTCGTTGAAGCTTTCAGCACCTGCTGCACCAAGTCTTTCTGCGTCATAGGTAGCCATGCCACCACCGACGTTATAATTTTGCTGATTAGCACCAGCAGCATTAAGAACACCAGGATTGCTACCAGTTTGAGCAGCAGTAGTACCGAAACCTACGTTTGCTTGTACAGTTGGATCAACAGCATACTGGGATTGGTTACCCTTTCTTCCAGAGAATGAAGAATCGACTTCATCGAAGAATGCTTCAGAACCTGATTGATTAGTATAACGTGAACGCATTGCAAAGATAAGTCCTGTAGGACCATTCATTGGTTGAACACCTGCGAGGTCATATGCGACCAAGTTAGGCATTGAACGACGGATGAGTGAAATTAGAACAGGGTCGAAACCTGCAACTGGACCAGCACCAGCAGCACCACCAGAGAAACCGGCAGTACTGCCGGTTGAACCAGTATAGGATGCTTCGCCAAGGAAATCTTTTTCCTCACGAAGGAATTTTTCTTGATTCTCCAGGAGAACTGCGGTTACCATTCTACGATGTGAATCTTTGATTCCATCAAGTCCCTGATAGTCAAGGAGTGGTGCCCACTTCTCCTGCAGATGTTCTGCGTTGAACATTTGCATTTGTTTTACCTCTTTAAAAAAGTTTTAGTTTGATTGTTATAATTTAAAAATCACTTTTTGGAAACTCTTTGGAGTGCATCGAGATAATATGACATCGAACCAGATACTGGTTGCGAATAATCAGTTTCTTCTGCGATATAGTCCGAGTTATCTCTCTGAGTACCAGTGTTTCTTGGGAAATATGATTCCCTTAACGTTACCAGCTTCTCACGATATTCTGATTCACTATCAAACTCAACATTTTCAGCAAGAGAAGCGAGTTTATCCTTCTGAGAAAGTGCGAGACCCTCAGAAACTTCGGCAAAGATTACTTCAGTAACCGACTCTGCTAATCTTCTATTCAGAGCAACATTTCTTTCGATTTGCTCGTTGAGTTTATTTTCCATTTCATCAAGTTTTTCTACCATACTCTCAAGTACATCATATCTATCTTCAGGGATTGTTACATAATGATCTTCAAAAAGACTCTTCATTCCAGAAAGGAATGATTCAGTCATTTCAGTCTTAAGACCTTGCTCTACTTCAAGAGCATTTTCTTGCAACCATTCTTCTGAAACATACTCAAGGTATGCATCAAGACGGTCGGTTAATTCTTCTTTGATTGTTTCTACTTCTTCAGCAAGTCTTTGCTCATATTGATGAACAATTGCTTCTTCGATTTGTTCGGTTCTTGCATTTAAAGCAGCTTCAAAAACTGTTTTGGCTTTTACCTTAAAATCTTCGGAGAGTTCTTCACCAGAAAGAAGTGCATTTACATCCTCTTCAATTTCTTCTTCGATTTGGGCAAATGCCTCTTTCATTGCTTTTTCTTTCTTGTCCTCTTTATCATCTTCTTCACTATCTTCATCTTCACCTTCTTCACCTTCTTCTTCATCATCTTTATCATCTTCTTCTTTAGAAGACTTTTCTTTTGCTTCGGAGACTACTTCGTCTTCTTCGTACTCAGACTCGTCATCAATGAGTTCTTCATCCTCATCTTCTTCGACTGATTCTTTAGCAAGAGACTTCATAGCATCTGCTGCCTTTGTACCCTTATTTACAACGTTCTTAACTTGCTTAAGAGTTGCACCAGGAATTGCAAGTTTTGCAGAATCATCATCTGATTTGTAGTTTTCTGGGGTAGGACCTCCAAGGTCTTCCCAACTACCAGTTTGACCATCAGGAATGCCTGTGGTTAATTTCTGCATTGGTTCTGCTGCTTTTGCACCAGCATTCACAGCAGTTTTGGATTGTTTAGTGCCTGTTTCCATTTCTTGTAAATTTTTACCACGGGACATTTTAGATCTCTCCGATTAACCTATTGTTTAATCTTTATTTATTTATAATTTATAAATTTGATAAAAAGTCTTGGAACAAATTAACTTTCTGTTCTTCCAATTGTTTTTGATCTACTAATGCGTTTATTTTTCTTTTTGCTGCTTCTGCGGCTCTTTCACGAAGAATTCCACCATCCCAAACCCACTCTTTTCCTTCCATAATTCCATTCACAAAAGCATCAGGAGCAGAAGGGTCAGCAACAATATCAGCAGCAGTTGCAAGCATAAAGTCTTCACCAACAACTGAATAACCTTCGTGTGTTGGAATTAATGAACCCACACCACGAGAAGAAACACCCAACATTACACCTTCACCAAGAAGAGATGATGCAATCTTACCCATTGGAGTGGAAAGAATTTTTGCTCTTCCTTCAAAGTTTTCTCCAACTTTTTCTAAGCAAATAATTTTATGTGAAACTCTATCAAGATTTAAAGCTGGACCATCAGGGTGTCCCAGTTCTCCAAGAGCACGACCTTTTTGAATATAATTTTCATTATATCTTTTGACCTCTCTTTCAAGAGTTCTCATTTCATAGAGACGCTTGTTTCTGTTTGGTTTATTTGCTTGAAGAAAAATACCTTCAATAAAAAGAGACTTTTTACCGTTGGTTTCTTCAACAATAACTTTAACCTTTTCGATTTCTTCTGTGATAAGTTTCATTAGATTAACCACCTGCGATTTGAATTTCTGTGATATGAAGTTTTCCACCTGCTCCATAAGCAGCAACTTTTGTCGTTCTTCTTAAAACACCAGTGGAAGTGGTGATTGGAGCACCTTGACTTGAAGTATTCCAAGTAAGAGTAATTACTCTATTAAATACACCTGCTCCAGCACGGTTTGTTGCATCTACTGATGCAACGGTTGCTGCTGTTGTGTTGATGCCTGCTGGAACAATACCAGTAAGTTCAACAATATCACCAGCAGAAAAATCAGAGAAAGTACCTTCTGGTAAAGTCACAACGGTAGTAGTACCAGTAGTAACACCAACAACAGTTTGAGTGATTGGTGTATCTCTTAATATAAGTTCAGTTCCGGCCTTTACAAAAATGCTAGCATTTGTTGAAGTACTAATTGTTGGAGTTGGAGCAACCTCAACATAAGCATCTTGTTCAGGAACAATTCTCAAAAAACCAGACCTCAAAGCAATTGGACCACTGGTTACTGCTGCACCAGTCATCGTCAATGGCGTAATTTTTTGTACAATCTTATATACGGACATTGTAATAATTGGACTATATTAGTTATTTAGTATTTCTTGCAAGTTCTATTAGACTTATGACCAACTACCGACAGAAGTATGAGTACCAATTCCACCTATTGGTGTTAGTTTGATATACGAACCAGTAAGTGTACTCCAAGTTGGTGTATTTTGGTTCTGACTAACCAGAAAATTAATATTGCCTGCTGTGGTCACATCAATAGTACCATATACAACATAATGACCAAATGTATCTGTATCTGCTATATTAGTTGCTGTAGTAA